CCGTTTTTTCAGCGTTTTCCCCCGATTTCTATTCATGCACGGTCAAACTCGTACATATCTACTAATTTTGGTGGCTGGATAGGGTGATATGCACCGCTATACTTGATACCTTCAATTGTGCCATCCCAAACACCGTTCTTCAGAGAATCGACTAATCTCTTCTCTAATTTGTCACAGTATCTCTTTAGCCATCTATCAAACAATACCGCCTCATCCCAATCCTGAGTATCAAACTCACTTATGCGCCTACGGTTTATGATAAATGGATTAAATGCCAAATTGTGTAAATTGATATTCGCCCATGTTTCCATTGATTCTCTGAATTGTTGAATCATATCATCAATAGTGGCTTTGACATCTGCTGGAATAATAGTATGCCTTCTAGTTACCAAATAATAGAAAGGTGTTGCTTTCATTAGGTTTTGTAGAGCAAGCCAATTACATTGGACTTGGTAATCTACTCTTCTCGTCCAATCAGCCATGTCATTCAATGAATCTTGGATAATTGTCATTAGGGTCAAAACGAGTTCTGCCCTCCAATCCTGTATTTCATCGAATAGCCCTGTTTTGTGAGCATGGGCTAATGCGTCTATCTTTTTCATCAGTGCTTGTGGTGTTATGTTCTTCATAATACTCCCTTAGTAATATGCGAAAAATCGGCATATTAGGGTAGTTCAAAGTACACTACCATATGGTAATAAAATATTTATGAAATAAATACGCTTTGTGTTTTACTACCATAAAAAAATAAGACTACAAAGCGGCACAAACTGAAATCAGATATTGTTATTGGTATTGTTATTTCAGTTTGTACCGCTTTGGGTGAATATAAGGCTACGGGGGAAATCAGCATCATTCTTCTTCTTCAGCCTCCATGCCGAAGTTTTGTGTGGCTAAACCGGTACGAGTACCGTCCCACACATTATCTTTCAAACGCCTCTTGAGCGAGTTCACAATAGTAGAAGCCATGTATGCCGAATATTCATCAGCATCACTGAATAGGCCTCCGCCGGATTTACCGTGCTTAGTTAGTAACATCGAAATGTTACCAGAAGCAAAAAAATCGGATGCGGCTTGTGAAACTTCATCCGATATTGAATCTAGTACGGCTTGAATCTCAGGTGGGAGTTGGGAACCCCTACCTTTCTTAATTGGTGAATTAGGCAAGGTCTTACAAATAGCCCTTACTGCCTCCCAAAATCTTTCTCTTTCTTCATCACTTGAAGCAACTTTACCTGCTTCAAGTGTTTGAAGAATCAAATCATTCATAGCACCTGCATCATTTTCCTTTAACCATGATACAATCATAGTTACCTTTTCATTCCATTTTGTCATATCCATAAGTAATCAACTCCTTGAATAATACTTCATTCCCCCGAAGCAATACTATGATGTCAATTTGCCTATAAGGTAGACCATTCGTACCTCATTCTCCAAAGTTCGCTTACCATATGGTTGTGTAGTAATTCATCTATATAGATGGGCTTGTATTAAAATACAATGTAAGATTACAATATTAAAAGATAACACTTTAATTGAGTTGAAGGGATTATTTAGATGATTTTTGCTTGTGTTCGATTAAATCTATATATTTTAAATTGATTCTATATAGACCCATATAGCAGATTATACAACCATATGGCTTTGTCCAAATTTTTATTTTAGTGTATTAACATTAAAATGTCTGCTTTTATGTATAAATCATCGAATATCAGCATTTGAATATTAAAGATTTCGCCATTAGGCCGCCATTATTATGTACTATGGCATACTCGGTTAATACGGGATAAGAATAATGACGGCTGAAACTGTTGATGATATACTAAGTAGTATTGTCAGCATTATTGCAGAACTAAGTAAGGATATTAAATCAAATACAGGTAAAAAGAATATACAAACAAGTCAAGATAATAAGGTTAAATTAAAAGAAATAGCCAAGAAACTTAAATCAATTAAAACTAAATTAATAGAATTATATCAGCCAAAGAAAACAATTCAAACTACATTAGATATTAATGAATAATTAAATGTTATATTTTTATCGTGGGAATAATAAAGTTAATAAAAAAAAGTTGACGCTAGTGCCAAAAAAATTCCGCCACAATTTTTGAAAAATCGTTTTTATTTTAAGCAATAAACAGGAAAAGGATTATTATGACATGGAAAGATGAGATTAAAAAAAGAAAACTACATATTAGGGGTGGTTTAGCAAAAGAAGCCAAAATGTTTCTAAAAGATGTTGAATCACATTTAGACAGTATTTTGCCTTCTATTAAACAAGAGTTTGGTAATTATCCTGAATATGATAGAAAGCAAATAGAAAAGGTCATATTATCCACATTAAAAGAAGATATTGATAATATTAAAAGAAGCCTAAAGTCCGAACAAGTTATTTTGGCTGGCCTTGAAAGGTTTGGATTATGAAGGGTGATTATTATGACATGGAAAGATGAGATTAGAAAAGCCAAAAGATATACCGCACAACAGTCTGATTTAGATACTGATGAGGCAGAAGAAATATTAGATGATTTACAATTATTAATTGAACGAATGGAAAAAAATTATGATGAATTAGTTTCTGTAACATCTTATGTTAAAACAGAAGAAGAACAGTCTCAGAAAAAAATTACCGAGTTTATTGATAGATTAAAAAACTTTGTTGACTTTTTAGAAAATAACGCCATGAGCGAAATGTGAAGTTGATTAATATGACAAGATGCACATTACTTGACACTTGGTTTGATGCTAAGTCTAAGGAATTGGATAAGGCAGAAAAAGAGAAGAATAGGGATTTGATTACAGGTGAGAAAAGATGACTTGGCAAGATATAATGAAAAAGAAAAAAGGCACACCTTTTCCTAAAAAAATATTTAAGAATAAAAAAGCCTATCATTATGTCAGTCAGAAAAAAGGTAAAGGTACTTATAGAATAGATAATAGTTATTTACGATACCCCGATAGAGATAAGTCCAAAGATGTAATTAAAGTCTGGAAAGAAGATGCTCTTAGAATGACAAGGTGGTAATATGTCTTGGGAAGATATAATGAAAAAAGACTATGTAAATGTAGATGAAGAACTAGAAGATTTAGAAAATCAAGCAGAAGAGTATCAGCGATTAGCACTCGCTCTCGGTCAAATAGCCAAAATCGCAATACAAGGTCATACCTATGCTAACATGCCTGAAGACAAAAGAGAAGTATTTGATAAGGCGATAGCGGGAATGGAAGAGATGGAAAAACAAGCGGAAAAAGCCAAAAAAGCATATAATGACGCAATAAAAAATATGGCTAAATTATTAGGTACTGAAAATACTGCTAAAGATGTAAAGGACTTTATTCAGAATAATATGTGAGATGATGCTATGACATGGTTTGATGTAGTTAAGATTCTAACTCCAAGACAGTTTCTTGAGTCTTTAGAGATAGATGGTATCATTAAAGGTAAAGCCGGTAAATACGGTACTAACATGGAATTAGTTAGTGATGATATTGTTATCAAGATTAGACAAGACAAGTACGGGATGAACAGTGTTAATGTCAATGAAAAGAGGTTTGCATCCCATGACCTAAACAAGATATTAGTAGCGGTAAAGAAGGAATTGAAAGAAGATTCTTATACCGATGCTTTACTAAGAGAAGCAGGGGTAGTGGATTCCGGCAAGGCCGGTATCATTAATGTGAGATATTCACCAAAAAAGGAGGATGAAGAAGATGGCGAAGAAAAAGACTAAGAAGAGTCCTTCGGGGGATGGCTATGGTAATACCATAGAATCAGAACCTTTGACATTTAGAAAAGCATACTTAGAGTGGGAAAATAAGTGTAAGGGTATCAGTGCTAAAGAGATACAATCAGAAGGTAGAAAGGGAGTAAGAAGTGTTCCTCCTAATTTATTTGAACAGATTCAAGAGCATGTGACGGCGGCATTTAGACGACCCGAATCAAGCAATGATGGTACTAAAGGTGCCTATGTTTTGATAGATGATATAATCAAAGCACTCAAAGATGATAAGTTGTTTTTGGAAAATGAGAGAGATAATCTTGAAAAGTTTCAGAAGGATATGGGAGTATTCCTCAAGGCTAACAGTAAATTAAATCCAAGTAATATTGAGTTTAATAGGCCGGAAACATACGATGTAGTGAACGGCAAAGTAGTCAATGAAAGTGAAGACACAATCACCATTTACGGGCATTATGTTGATAAGTATTTTATAGATAAATACCCTAAGAAAAAGTATAAGGTAATGCCAAGTTGGTCGAGTAGAAATAAAAATGAATCTAATCCACCATACAAGCAAGCATTGTTTGGTGGTGGCGATTTACTCGGAGAAGGTGAAGGTCTTTTAGATGTAATAGAATTAGCACTAAAAGAGTTAGATGAGAAGGTTATCGAACTTTATACTATTGGAATTAAAAGAGCATCTGCTTTAGCAAGACTACCTTCGGTTCAATCATGGGTTAGACGCAATATCAAAAAGAAACAATTCTATCCTTCTAATAGTGGTAAAATCAATTTGCGCCAAATAGGTGAAGCACTACTAACTCAAGAGTTTCCTATCAAGAACGATATAGAACAAAGAATGGTAACTATAGCGGCTACAAATAAAGACATTGAGTTTGCACAAAAAATAGAGAGATTCAAAGTCGGGCGAATAAGCAATCAAGTTATGGCTACTCTGATTAGAGAAGTTATTTCAAGAGGCAAAGAAGAAAACATTAGAGTTAAAAATGGCTACTATCTACAATTAAGGGGATTATCTGACCCTCCTTCTGAAACATGGAAAGAAATCAAAAAGAGTTGGATGCAACATTTATGGGCGTGATTAAATGAGTTGGGAAGATATAATGAAAGATAATAAAATGTTAAAGTCACTTATAGATAAGTATGAGAAAAAGATGGATTTAGAGAAACCAATACAGTATCTTAATGAAAACATATTTGAAGCCTATCAACAGTTTCAAGGGGATTTACCAGACGAAATCCTAAATGAAAAGGAATTGATTGGCTTATTTAGAGAAATAGTTTTAGAAGAAATTGATTCAATGTTAAGGTGATTAAATGAATTGGGAAGATATAATTAAAGTTGGGTATATCCCATCAGATGCAAGAAAAAGAAGCGCACCGACAATAAATTGGTTAGATGCTTTTGATAAGTTTGGATTTGATGACGGGGCAGAAAATACAGGGCAGACAGAAGAGATTGCTGAGTTTTTACGAAAGAATGGATATTTAGCACACTTAGTCGAAGCCGGAGGACATAATACTTACATTTCAGCAGTAATAGAAAAGGGAGAAGGAATCGCTTATCCTAAAGATGGAATAAAGTTTCGCCGTAGTCCTGATAGAGAATATTTCAAATCCGAATTATTGAAGTTATTAGATGGTAAATACGGTAAATCAATGAAGTCAGAACACATTAAGAGTTGATTTAAATGATAACCCGCAAACGATGTTCTGTCTGTCAGCATGAAGATAGAGAAGAAATTGAAGCCGCATTAGAAGGCGGATTCATTTCTTGTGATGATATGGATAAAAGACATGATTGGAGAAGTGGTTCATCAGCCCAACACATGAGAAATCATATGGGAGATTATACAAACAGTAGTAATCCCAAATGTAAATTATGCACAGACCCAATGAGAAAGCATTACGAAGAAGCACTTTCAAACGGGAATATAACTGCTGATGGCGTTTCACAGGCTCTCGGTGTCACGAAAGAGCAGGTGCAAAGGCACATGAAGCACCACTTGGCACCGTTGGTTCAGCAATCTGCCGCCAGCATTATAGCGAAAAAGGAAGTAAATGAAATTGAATTGCTAAGTGCTAACATACAAAGGCTTGATACGAAGTTAGATGAGTTATTCAGAAATACAGAATTAGAGCCAAGAGAGATAGATAGCCTAACTAAACTTGCAAAAGAAGTTAGAGAGAGTTTGAAGTATCTTATGGAGTTTAAGGGTAAATTGGTTCACAAGCGGCAAGATACAATTATTGTTGCACAGATGCAAATTGTTCAAGAAGTGCTTGCACAGAACAATCCTGAGATTTGGTTAGATATTAAGAAGAAAATGCAGGAGAAACTACAATGAGTTGGGAAGACATAATTAAGAACGAAGAAAAAGTATCTAATTTTATTAAACTAGCAAAAAATAATATGGACAAGTTTAATGAAGATGAGAAAATAATGGTTAACTATTTAATTAATTTTTTAGAAGATAAATATGACAGAAACATATTTGAAGCACTAAGGTTTGAATTAAAGAAAAAAGACCTAATTCATGCTAAATCAAGATTTTTAATGAAGGAGAAATTACAATGAGTTGGAAAGATATTATTAAACAAGTTAATAAAGATAAAATAAAAGAGATTAGAGAGTTTCTTTTTGCTTATGGGCACCCCGATGATGATGAAGAAGCATTAGAAATGGGTAAAAAAATAGACGAGGCTATGGAAGATATGCCAAGAAGAAAAGGCTTTCATAGACTTGCTCACAAACCACCACGCTCACATAAAGATAAGAAAACAAGGGATAAATATTGGCAAATAATTCATGAATATTTAGATGCGTTAGAAGGGGAATTACAATAGGTGATTCTATGGTAAGGCAGTGGCCGGATAATTATATGGGTTTATTTGCCATATTGTCTGATGATAATGCTACTGATGAAATGCTTAAAATAAAATCCGGTAAAAAGAATACAGGGATGAGTTTTGTTAATAGTTTTGTAAATGAAATGAACGAGTTTGTCCGTGTTGATGATATTTCTGATGATTTTGACACTGAAGAATATATGAAGGAAAAAGGTGCCGGAACATTACTAAGTACATTTAGTGGATTAAGAGAAAAAATCAAATTTTTAGACAAAATAGAAGATAATATCGTAAAACTTGTTCAAGAAGTTAAAGGGAGAAGGGGCCGAAGTAAGTTAGATTTATTAATTTCTAATATTTTAGAAGAAAAAGACGATGTTAAGGCCAATCTTGTTAAATTACAGAAAATTATTCCTAATCTAAGTAAAGATAATATGAAACAATTAAGAAAAAGACACTTAAATGAGCGAAATAAGCAAAAATTAATCGAAATCTACTCAAAAAACCAAGATAAACTAACCGAAGATGACTTCAATGACGAAGAAAAAGTCAATATAGACCAATCTTTACTAAAAATAACTGCATCAGCAAGTGTTTTTGACAATAATGAGTTAAAAGCCATTAAACAAGGCGCAAAAAAGATGGATTTTAAGGTAAAATTAGAGAAAAATAGAATAATTATGCTAAAAATACTTCCATCAAGAACCGCTAAGAGTAAAGAAGTGAGAGATGCGCTTTTAACGGCAACAGTTGGTGATTTATTTTCAAAGGAAAGGGGTGGAAAAGCCGCAGATATTGAAATAATCATAGACCACTCAGATATTAGGAATCTTTTGATAGAAAAAGACAAGGTTCTTAGAGATATTGCCTCAACAGAATCTATTTTAGAAGAACAGGGAAGTACATTAGTGGCGGAAGAAACTATTGATGAAGATAGACTTGAAGATTATATCAAATTAATTAAGCGTGGACTTTTGAAGCCCACTGCTACAAAGGCATTGACTTCTTTTAACTTAAATGGAACTTCATTATATGAAAAGGTCTTTGATGGTAATTCCGCAAAAAAGAACCATAATATGTCACCATACTTGGCTAAAGTATTAACAGGTTCAAGTGACAATCCTTTTGATGAGGCTATGGATAATAATGCTAAGGAAAGCATACTGCCGGAAAGAGTATTTAGAGAATATGTATCACAAAGAGATGGTTGGAGAGAATCATACAAGGGTCAAAGAACACCCGACCAATTAGGAAAAGATACTGCGGCAGGTAAAAACTACTTTGATGAATATGATAAATTAATTGAAGGCGGTACTGCGGGAGTAATTAGCAAACATCTTGCTGACTTTTTGGTAACGAGAAATACCATAACAAAAGAAGAAAGGGATGGCTTCGATATAATAAACAAGGACTCTAAACCAAGCCATCAATTGTTAGTAATCAAAAATATTGGAAAAAGAAGAGTAACTGAAATATTCGGGGGTAGCGAAAGCCCTACATTTCAGAGAAGATACAGAAGATGGTTAGAAAGTAATAATCTAACTGATAATCGTCAAGGCAAATTAGACAGGTTTAGAAAAGATGTAAATGTTGAAGGAATTGATTTCAGCAAGGAGTCAAAAGCGGTGGCGGCTATCTATTCTATTCTGATGAAAGAACCTTTGTTAGCCTTCTTTGGTTCAAGAACCGAACTCAAAAATATGTTTAGAGCATTTAATATAAACAATGGACTGAAGGTATATTATCACATTATTAGCCTTATGACTAATGTAGATTTGAAGTCCGAAGTGCAAAAGATAGACTCAATGGTAGATAGAAAGAAGGGGGAGAAACCTTCATTAGATAACAATTCCTCCCTTCTTGCATCGGTTAAGGCTCTTGCTGACAAACTCAATACAGGTTTGGTCGAGTTTAAGAGGTCTTTTACAGAAGCGTTAAAGCAAAGATTGAAGGATATAGAAGAAAAACCTAAGCAATATCTTGTTATACATAAGAATGATGATATTAAAAAATTATTAGTTGCTTCTAATTTAATGAATGAAAAGGTGGTTGAAGAATGATTTTAGACAATCATGTAAAAGATTCTAAAAAGGTCTTAGAAGAACTTGAAACCGAGTTTAAGAAAAAGAATGTCGGTAATAATAAAGCCGAAAGAAGAAGAATCATTTATAATGAAATGGATGATTTTATTTTCGACCTTGTTGAAAATAATACTGAGGATTTAGATGATGCCACCGTTGATGACATTATGGAAGAATTGAAAGAATATCTTATGGGTTTGAAAACTACTAAAGTTGCTGGTGAGATTGAAGAAAAAAGCGCCGAGTTTTTGCAAAAACTACCACTAAGCAATATATTATATGAAGGAACGCCCATTGCTGGACAAAGGAATATTCTTCTAACAAAGGGATTTAATGCAAATGCTATTTCTGTTAAAGAAGGCAGAACAGTTAAAATAGATAGATTAGAAACCAAAATCAAAGAACAAAAAAGAATAGTAGATTCACTTAAAGAAGCAGAAAAATTAATAGAAAATCCAATAAAAACACAATTCATAAAAACTCATGTATTTACCAACCTAAGAAATATGACAAAAAGAATCCGTAGAGTAATGAAAGAAGGCACAAGGGAATATAAGGTGTCTAAGTTTGAATTACACTTAGATAAGATATTTGGTACTGAAACAGGGAAGTTCAAAGACCTAAAAGAAAGAGAGGCTACTTATCAATATTGGTCTGAAATTAAAGATGAAGAAGATAAGATGATTAAAAATCTAAAAGAACTCTTAACTACACTAAAAGAAGTAAAAACTGAAATAGAAGGCAGAGAAGAAGAAAATAAAGCCATTAGCGAGTTTGTTAATTTTGTTGAAAAAAATATTGACAAACTAACTTATGTTGATATGTTTGAGCCGGTGTTCGATTCTTTAGAAGATATAGAAGTAAGGGCAGTAAAAATATTGAAGGACTTTGCCGAAGTCTACGGCATTAATATGAGTATGACAGGTCAAGAAGAAGGACTACAAACTCAATATGAAGATGATGAGCCTTCTGACGATGAGGATGAGGAAAAGCCCTCAAGTGCTGGTGAAGGAGATACAATCAATCCTCAAGCCAAAGAATCAATAGCAGAACTTGAACAAAATCTATCAGATGAACAGGAGTTTGACCCTCTTGGACTGTTGGTTTTGAAAGAAGATTTAGGTGCCTTTGCCGCAATATATGGTGAAGTAGAAGAATTGAAATCACTTGTCAAAGAGAAAAAAGAACGATTTGCTTTAGACCAAGACGATGAAGAAGCCGTCTTTGAAACCTTTGTTGATAAGATTGAAGCAGTTGAACAGTATGTAGATGAATCAGTGTTCAGAACTAAAACATTCCCACTACCTATCTTTGCTGCAAACCTTCCGGCTCTTAGAATACACTACAAAAAAGTAGGTTCGGAAATAAATGTAAGAACACAAAACATAGACAGGTTCTTGGAATTATTTGTAAATCTAATAGAAAAGGACAAGACTCTATTTCCGCAAGATGTAGGATTACAAATGGCTGGCGCAGGTTCGGGGCCGTTAAGTGAACAGTTGAAATTACCTGCGGGTAAAAGCGGAAAGAAGCCAAGTCCTAAAAGACAGTTTAGATACCTAAATACTGTTATTGGTGCAAAAGGTAGTCTAAGGGAGAACTTCTCATACACTACAAAAATTGATAATAAGATAGCAGAACAAATTGATGCTCTTATCAAACCAATGGTTGAGATTTACTTAGGCCCACAATTTACTATTCACTCAGCAGGTATGGATTTACCATTTACAGACAATGCCGCTATGAGAATTATTTCATCATACAAGGACTTGGATGCTAAGTACATTAATTACCAAGCACTGAATAAGAAGTTTGCTGAATATGGAGAAGCGTTGATTAAAGATAGTGAGGCAAAAAGATTGTTGGAGTTCACTAATCTTTTGACGAAGGGAGATACTATACAGAATCTAAATACATTAGAGGAAAAGGGAGCAAAGTTTGTTAAGGGAGTGTATAGAATATTCAAAGATATAGATGAGGAAACCAAAAGCAAGACGGCTAACAATGCACTTAAAGATAGAATCCATAGAGAAGTCGCTTCACTGATTGGTTCAATAAAAATACTTTCTGATGATAAAGAGGATAGGCCGTTCCTTGTCGGGGCTACCTACAAGAAAAACATTAAGCCACTTGAAGAATACTCAAACTTAGGTGTGGATAGAGTTGGTGAAATCACTGCTATTAGGTCTTTATCACAATTGATAGCAAGCAGTAAAGGAGAGGCTATCATAGACAGTGACATCGGAGAAAAGTTGGTAGCCGACTTTAGAACCTTAGCAAAGAGCGAGATTAATGATAAACTATTGGCGGTGCATGATACTATTAGGTTACTAAAGAAGCA